TTTAAACAAGATTTCGGTTCAAAGACCTATTCTCTTACCTATAATCACAATTGCTTGTGTTCTAGGGTTTCTAACCCAGCTACAAGAACGTCATAAGTTCGATGGAGAAAAATTAACTCCTCAAACCTCTGTTCTTCGAGCATCAGTCAGGAACTCCGTTTTGGAGGATCTTGTGATCTAGACCGTGACTGACCTGAGACAACTACGACTGCCGGAGCAGCTTTCGGTGGCTCATCAGGCTTCTTGACTTTAACAAGACCAGGTTCAATTTCATCATTATCATCATCAATCAATTGAGAATCTTGACGACTATGCTCGATTTTACGTTCACGAGAAAACGGACCAACAGCTAGTTTTCGCTCGTCAGCAGTGAGAGGGCCTAGATCACGACCAGGAGAGATACTTCCGTACTCATCCTCATAATCAGGGCAGCTTTGTAAGTAGTCGCGCTCGGCAGAGCCAAGAATTCCGCGACGGAAAAGCTCATCAATGCGACGCCTACCAGCTGGTGTAAAAGTCAACTTAAACTTCTTTATGTTACGAAGGCTAAATGTAGATGGAGTTAGAAGAGAATTCATAACATTAGCATAATGCAACCATCTATTAACATTCAGCACAACTATTTGTGAGTAAGTAAAAGCTAACCAGGAAGCTGCTGTTGCTGCATAAACATAAGTCATAAACGCTGTCCATGGGTAAAGACCAGTTGCGTCGGCACCAAAGCCGGATTGACTCGCAATAGGTATTAAATCATTCCCAATTAGGGCAGGCGACTCAAAATTGGATGAGCCAGGCGAAGCACTTATCGCTGACCCACAAGCAACATATTGTCCTGGTATAGCCATAGATAAACGGCTAAGCAAAGGTGAAGGATCAGCGGCTGGGTGGTGATTAAATATTTTCGGAATTGGAATATTATTAGAATCAACACGCCCAGGATCCGCTGTAGGTTCTTGACGAACTTTCGTATCACCTCCTTTGAATTCACCCATGAATGAGCTAGGAGGGCAAGAGGGGCTTCCCTGTTCATCAAACACTGCAACTCCAGCAACTGGCAAACCACCAGCTACTTTAGGATTAAATAGTGTAACAGAGTAGTGTACCCATAATTGCCCAACTTGATTTGTATTTGCGCATCCTTCCAGAGCAAACTCAAAATTACCGATATCATACTCACGAATATCTTCACCCGCATCAATTGCGGTAGTGCGAACCATGGTTTTCTGTTGGTACTTTCCTTTCTTCACGGCTGAATGATGCCAGACAGGAGCCCAAACACCAGAACTGATAGAATTACGATAAGAACCCATCTTCTCAGCGGTGTCAAAAGGAGGGTAATCCTTGGCGTCATATGATGTAGCCATATAGATAGTACCGGCCGTATTAGACGGACATCTTGGTACATATTCCCAACTCAATTTGTTAAAGACATACTGTTCATAATTTTGAGCTATATTAGCTAGCCATGGAAAACAATCTTGTAAACCTGGGTTGAGCTGATACGTAGTGTCAGCTCCGCCATTAAAGGCAATAGAACCAGTGATAGACTGTAACAATTCTTTATGCTGTACAATAAGGCCATTTTTGATACTTTTAGTACGAAACTTGGCCGAGCTCCCAGTTCGAGAGATGTTAATATTAACTGGGGCCACCTTGTTAACAGTCTTTTTAGGAATTGTTTTCCATTTAATAGAACGGCGTTTCTTACTAGCTTTCTTCGAACCTTTCTTTTTCTTACTGCCACGTCTGGGCGTCTTCGAGCGACCATTCCTCTTCATCAGAGAGCTTTTCTTTTATGCTGCGATATTCTTTAACAGCTGACAGCACATTACTTTCTGATTTCAAGTAAAGACGAAGAATTTCATCACGAGTCTTATTGACAGATTCAATATCTTCGTAAGTAAAAAGGTCATCAGGATCTCTAGGATCCCGAATACGCCGCAACTGAGCAGGATAATTATTTTTGAGCCAGGAACCGAACTCTGTGAATAAATCAAAAGTCTTTCGGTCCCAAAAGGTCTCAATTCGAAGGGCATAAGATTTTAAAAGCGAAAAGCGTATATTCCGCCTACCTTGGGAGTTATACAACATGCCACAGACCATCTTGTCATGTGAAATTGTAGGAACACAAACTCCTTCCACTAGGTTGAACTTACGACTTATAAACGAACAGTCAGTTAATTTAGCTTTCTTTTCACTACCGGGTTTGGTACGGATACCAGTTTCATTTGACCAACACTGTGCGACAGTATCAACATTATACCATTCAAAAACTTCATCAGACACGGTATAAGTATTATCATCACCACACAGTGCGGCTTGAACATGTTTCATAAACTCCGTATACCCATACTTCCCGCTAGGACGCATACGAATCCACGCATACGCCAATAAAGTAAAAAGAATTAACGTATTTGTTACAGTTGTTGTAGGTGCGCCAGAAGGGTTTCCAGCCCATTTCCTCATTAAATCTCCATCAGGTCCAATCATAAATGTATTGACAAGTTCATCAAAGAAATTATCAAGACGCTGTCGGTTTATAGAGGATAAAGGAGTACCATCAGAGTTACGTAACCACTGTGAGCACAAATAATGGTGACTCCACATCATCCAGGTTTGTAAACTGGAATCATAACCACTTTCATCACACTCAGCAGCGTTTGGATGTATCTTGAGACGACGAAATAACGCATCCCACTCCCTATTAAAGGTACTACCACCTACATATGACCACGACTTATTAAAGCCATTATAAAAACGATCATGCAACTGACCAAAGAGTGCGTATCCATGCAAAGATGTCAGTATATTACAAGCAAGATAGACACGACACTCATGGTTTTCAATTTTTTCTGTTTTTCTAAGCTCCGACTTAGGAGTCACGAGATATGGATTAGGGACATATTCTTGAGTCCCTAAAGATGCCCAGTCTTTCTCCCACAAATCTTTTAAAGTTTCGATTCGTTCAGGAGTCATCATGTCACGTTTCTTAGGGTAATTACACCCTTCGCCACCTGAGTTGTAAGGGTACCCAGGTGAGGAATCACGATTAATTTTACTGGCATTAATATCAAAGTCTTCACACACTCGTGAATAAGCCATAAAGTCGAAGTGTTTCAATGTCCATTGTAAGGCCTCCATCCACTCATTCTCACGCATATCAATGTGTGGCCTGAAGTATTTCTTCATAGATAAGTACGCGTCTGCACTCGTTGGGCTATAAAATCTAAACTGATTATATAATTTTGAATCAATACCCTTCTCCTCAAGAAAACGAGGAAAATATGGGTCGTTCTTATCAGTTTTTCGAGGATTTATGCCGCGAGGTACACGACCTAGAAATTGTACTCCAAGCTTTTCCATATGTTTAGTGAAATTAGTGGAACAAGACCCACCGGTGAGATTACCTCCCCATTTTTCCACAATAGAAATCATAGGGATCTCACGTGCCGGTGGGCACATTAAAAATTTCGGGCCTCTAAACCGAGATTGTAAGTTCCTCCAGCAATGTGAACTGCATATACTTTCCCAGTTTCATCGCATAAAGGAGAACCACAACACCCATCATCGGTAGGGACATCATAAGAAATGGTCCCATCAGGACTAATTGTTAAAACATTTCCAGTAGCCATTGAGGGATAATTATATCCTTTACAGGAATAGGTGAAATTTGACAATGGTGCTTTTTCTTTCTTAATTTTAGCAATTTTAAGTTGGAAGCACCCAGGCCAAGGCACAATGGGTGCAGCCCAGAGTCGATCTTCACCATGCCTGTTTCTCAGCACGGGTTTCAGTTCAGAGAACATAATAGCATGGTCAACGATTTTCTTAGACTCGTCGATCTTACTACTAGGAAAGTGAAAAACTGTGTCCGAGTTTACACCGTTCTCCTCAGAATCATGAGTTACCCACCAGACATGATTTGCAGCTAAAAAGCAACTAAACTGGTTCTTATAGTTATCAGAATAAAATCCAACAGCACGACACCAGTCGGGTTTAGCACGGAATCGCACAGACCCTAAGAGAGACTCTTTCTTATCGGGTCTCTCTTGATCCCTCACATGATAATTTAAAGAGTTCAACGTATTAGTTTTCCATCGAGACAGTGACTCAGCGTCATCATCATTGATTTTACTTTCTGTCTTACGACGTTTCTCATGTGAATAAGGACACGTGCTAACATCATGCTTATTAGCGGGTACTTTACAAATTTCTGACCTCATCTGGTCGAGCGCAATCTTTTTATCCATAGTGTGGTTAAACCGACACTTGTTATTAAACTTACAAGCACCTTTACCGAAGAAATGAAAACAAGGACGATCTTTATCTAATTTCTTAGCTTCTTTCTTCTTCTCTTTTTCTTCCTTTGATTCTTTCTTTTTCTTAGGAGGAGATTCAGATTCAGCTTTAACGATTTCGTCTTTCTTAATATCTTCTTTCTTTCTTAACCACACAGGTAATTGCCAGCCTTCTGCACGCATTTCACGATAATTAAAGTTATATCTTCCAGTGTCCTCGTCGAAACGAGAATCTCTGTACTCATACTCATCATCAATATCAGCAGCATGGGCGGCATAAGCTCGTGCACGATCAACCATAGTCATTTGCTGGAAGTTAGCTCCCCCGGAATCCATCCGTACGCGAACCAAACCTCCATGATCGCCATCATCCATGGCTTTCTCTATAGCGTCCCACATCTCATTGGCTTGTTCCATTTGGAAATTCTTCCAATGCTTAATGATTTTGCCATCTTCATCGAGAAGTGTTACGTCTTTGCCTACAGCATCCTGAAGAGCAGCATCATACCATTTATGCCAATTAGCTCTTCGTAATGCGTTACGGTCAGCGCCACGACCAGAGCGCTTATTACCTCGGCCTTTCTTGTTCTTACCTTTCTTTCCTTCAGCCTTAAGTTTTTCTTCATCTTCAACTTTCTTATAGGCATACTTGTAAAGGATATATGTGACGAATAAGAGAATACTGAGACCGAGAATTCCAGTCGTACGCATAATTTTAGTAACAGAGTCGTCGTACTCCTTACACGGTCGATAGTACGTTTTACCATTTTCACGGACGTACTGATAGTACGGAGCGGGGTCTTCACCATTAGAGTGGATTGTATTGGGATCGACAGGAACGTCACGATACAAAGATGCAATCCACTTTGTGAAACCTTCCGCTTTAAGCATTTTCGTTTGATCAACATATTTCATGAAGGTAGCACGACGAGCAGCATGTTTCGACGACATAAAGTGTGTATTCTTAACAGATATTTGGTCTGTCATTTTACAAATACAATACATGCAACCAACTTCTCCAGGATGAACCTGAATAGTCTTGCAACGGTGTATCTTAAGATCAAAAGATTCTTTATAACACTTGAGACAGTCTTTATCACTACCCTTAACCTCACGCATAGCATGAGAGAACAAGCTCTCACGATAAGAAATTAAATCTATGGTTGTCTTAGGTCTAACGTAACCAGAAATAAGACTGTGCGTTGTTCCATCACCATCAGGAAAAGAGACAAACTCAGGTTCGTCGTCATCAGAAGGTTGTTCACTAACGGGTAATGGTCCTGAACTAACAGGCAGTTTTTGAGGTAGCATGGATTTTTCATCAAAGCTACCAGATTTACTAAGAGGGATGCTCTCATCAGTACGAAGATGATCTTCTGAATAATACATGTCATCTTCATGTTCATACTTAATTAAAGAATACATCACCCTCTTACCATTCTGATGTAGAGTTAAACTAATCATACTAGTTTCAAAGTCCTCTTTATCATCAAGAATGTCTGCCGTCAGTAAAGCAATAGGTCGATTATGACAAGCAATCCATATAGGACGATGCAAGCGAGCAAAGTGGAGTTTTAAGAGCGTTTTCTGAGACGCAGCTTTTCCTTTAAAGCCACTACCACAAGCTGCACACACATAGACAGACTTGCGCTCTTCACCACGAACCGGGCGAAAACGACCACCATGTTGACTCTGAGCTTTATCGATTTGTTCAGAAGTGTCTTTAACTTCTTTAGCAGCCTCCTTAGCTACAGACGACACCTCACCATCAGCTCCAAAGATAGAATTCAACAAGTTAAAAGTCATTAACCAGGCTGTAGCTATAGCAAACATACCATTTATCTGTCTTAATGCTGTCATAATCAGCTGGAAGGCGCCAGAAGGCTTAACTAGAAAACACATGGCACTAACAACAAGAATAGCAAGCGACCGAACTTCAACAAGGAACGGCATAGCAGATTCTTTCTTCATTTTGTTGTGTGCATATTTTTCAGCCTTTTTACTCTTAGCGTCCATCCAATATTTACGATACAAAATATTCACAATATAGGCAATTATGCCAAGAAGACCAATGAGAGAGATAACATTAGGAGCATTCTTCTTTATTCCTTTCCAGGAAAACATATTATGCACGGATTTTGCTGCTTCTGCAACTTTCTTATTCGCAGCGAGAAGTGAGGCCTTGACTGTTTTACCATCTTTTGCGGCCTCAGATACTTTCCCGTGCGTCCAGCGGGCACCGTGATATAGCCCTACTATTAACGTCACACACATAGCGACACCAGTACTTATTAGAACGATATGACCCATCGTCAACGATGTAGCTACTGGCATTACAGAGCCAGTAACAACCGACACAGTTGTCGGTACAGTAACATACCACCAATTTTTTAAAGTAG